GTCGTGAGAACTCCGGACTGAATCTCTGCGCCGGAGAGGCCGACGAGGCCGAGACTCGACGGACGTCGCGTGGTCACGTTGCCGAGGCCGTTGACGTTGATCGTGGTCGGGCCAGTGTTCGTGGACGCCGGGATGAACGAGAACGGCACACCCTTGACCAGGGATGACATGTTGTAGACAGTCATCGTGATCGTGTTGGTTCCGGCGACGCTTGTCGCCAGAAGACCCTGCGATGCGAACTGCGCACGGGCTTCGCGGCCCGGAACGATCAGGTCCGGGAATATCGCAGTGGCGAGAAGCGCGAATGCGAACGACAGTACTACGACGGTTCTTTTCAGCATTTTCTTTTCCACGGTTAGATCTCCACGCTCCATGTGTTGTGAGCAACGTAACAGAACTCTGCCCACTGATTATCAAAAGCGATCACGTAGTTCGCCTTGCTGCCGATCGATTGACCAGACTGCGGAACAACCGTGATCGGAAACGTTCCGGCATTCGACTGGATGTCACCGAGCTTGAACGATTGACCGAATGAACTGTCCGGAAGGGCCGGAAGAGTGGCCGTGAGAACCGCTGGGGAAGCAATGCGCTGGAACGCGACTCGATAATCCGATGCCAGTATGTTGAGATTGGCGCTCGCGTTCACGACGCGAACGTTCTTGATGCCGGCGCCGATGACCACGGCGTTCTGCAATTTCGTGACCATGGCCGCGAGATTGCCGTCATCCAGGACGTCGACGGACAGTTCCAGAGAAATCCAGTTGGCTATGACCGCGGCCATGAAAGAGCTCTGCCGCCACGTCTTGTTCAGCTGCGCCGAATTTGCGATACCGGATGCGTACCCGTTGATCACATACGACGAGACCGAGTAGCTCGCCTGATCTACGACGTTGGCTGCGACTCCAGTCGCGAATGGAAGGAAATCTACTGTTGACATGTTGTCTCCCTGCTACGTTGCTGTTCCCCATCCACCGATATCAAAACCGGAGATGGCAGAGTTCTCCACGTCGAACCCGAAGTACGGGGCGTCGGGCACAGTTGGTGTGAGATACGCGTCAATGTGCACGCCATCCGGCTTCATGTTCAGATATCCCCCACGAAATAGCGCAGAAGTCACGGCGTTGGGGATTGGTCCCGTCAGCGCCTGGATCATGTGCATGTTCTCGAGGTCCTGGATCAGGATCCCGATGCCGGTTCCAGAGAAGGCCGTGTTCCAGACTGAGTACGCACCGGGGATCGAGCCGTCCCACTGATTACGCGCGATTCGTGCACGTATAAGTGTTCGATAGTCCGCGTCCGGCAGGACAACGAGACCAGAACTGGGATTGAACGGACTGTACCATGTCCCCTCGTCGAATCCGACACCCACCGTGTCCAGAGAGAAATAGACACCAACGAGTGGAACAGCAATATTTCTGGAGACACCAACCCACTGACCGATGATGTCCAGTTGATCTCCGACTGCGACGTCCACGTCGAATGCCGCAGCAAACGACGCCATGACGGACATGCTATCGGCTATCGGCTGGAGAACCGCTCCGACCATCGCCATGAAATTTGGTTGCTGGTTATATTCACTCGTGAAGAGAGACTCGTACGGAGCAATGTCGCCGTTCGCGATGCCCGAATTGATATCCCACTGCAAACCAGAATCCCAGTCTGCTCCGAATGATGGGTCGTCCCACGTAGTTACGACATACGGTGTTACCATGTCAGGAAACCACGATCGTGACGTCGGAAAGCTGCGTGAACGCGGCTGCGTTGAACGCGATGGCGATATCGGCAGTTCCGAGTGCGTTTCCCTTGATCGCCTGTTTCACCGCCGTGACAACAAATGTTGCGCCGAGGCCGACACCCCCGAGATTGGCTGGAACATACAGACGCGTGAGATACGAATCCTCTCCAATGGCCAGTGCATTGATGAACGCGACAACGGCGTCCTGAATGGCGCTCTCGGTCGTAGAGATGAATCCAGTCAAAGCGTGGATATCAACTTCAAACACGAGCTCGATGTTCGTCAGTTCGTAGAACCCGATACTGTTGGGAACACCAGCGGGGTCTATGATCGTGATGATAGTGCTGCCGTAGGCTCGTGTTCCAGGTGTCTTCTTGATTGCAATGGCGTTCGCAATGTCTGTGGCGTCGCCACCGCTGACAACCATGGAGATGGAATGCGGAGGCAGACCATTGCTGTCGGCGATATCGTTATCGTTCTCGTAGGGGGCAACGCGCTGAACTCCGGTGACTGCTGCGACCGAGGCGGTCACACTGTCCAGCACCGAGAGTGCCGGGATAGAAGTAGAATTGGACTGGCGCACGCGAAGCTGCGAATCGCTCTCGTTTGGTGCGCCGAGCGTCGCGCTCTGCGGGTTGGTGACACTCTGCCAGTTCTGCGTCGGCGTGAGTATGTTGACGAGAGTATTCGCCGCCGCCGAGACAGCCCCGACTGCTGTGCACGTGGCGGTGACCGTCACCGCTCCCGTGTTGTCGATGACCACGGAGGCGGGAAGAGACCACTTGGTCCCAAGATTCTGGTTGTCGCCTATCACACCGTTGAGAATCTGGGTTCCCTCAGCACCGGTCACGACGACATTGACCGTGCTGTTGGTGCTGACATCGCGCTTGAGACCGTTGATCTTGACGACAGACGAGAGCTGAACGCCCTGAGCAGTGGCCGGGCTGAAGCCCTGATACGCGGCCTGCGCGAGCAGGCCAGCATCGTAGATGATCTGTGCGAGAACCGCCACCCACTGCCCATCGGGGCTGTTGGCGTCGAGGTCAGCATCCGAGCCGTAGATCTGCCAGAACTGAATCTTCAATTCCTGCAAGATATCGGCGTAGTCCGGAACGAGAATCCCGTTCTCGGTGAGTTGTGCTCCGATGGTTGCCATCAGATCGTGATCTCCAATGTGACCGGCTGCGTGCTGTAGATCGTGAGAATCTGAGCCCTGACGAAGAGCTTGCGTGCCGGCACCCCGTTCTCGATGATATTGGCGGTCAACTGACTGTTGTACGACACGATCTTCGTGACACCCTGAGTCGTAAGAATCCTGGACTGTATGGCGAGATCGTACGTCGGATTCTGTCGGATGCCAAAGATCTCCTGATACCACGGAGTCCCGTCAGTAGAATCAAGGAACCATTCTCCGAGAAACAATTTGAGCCGCTCGGAGATCTTGTTCCCGACGGCCAGAGGCTCGTCGTGGTAGAACCCGGACAAACCGTTGCCAAACGTGTAGTCGCCGGCTGGTGTGAGTTTCCTGACGCGCATCAGTTGTGAGGTCCAGATGTTGGATCGCCCGGAATTCCAGACGTGTGAACGTGAGTATTGATGTCGATTCCAACGACAGTGAGAACGCCAGAAGTCTCAAGATTGGTAGAACCGAAGTTTAGCGTGCCGCCGCCGCCGACGGCATTGGACACGACACCGTCGACCGCGAGCGCCCCCTGAATATGAACAGATGGCGCGATCAGATTGATCGTATTGGTCGCCTTCACGTTGACGACGCCGCCGTTCTTGTCGAGCTCGACGTACTCGTTGCCATCCTCGGACCAGAAACGTGCCGTGGTCGTGCTGTAGTCGTGGGGTGCGTTGCCGCTCGACACGATACCTGGGATGAACATCCCGTCGCTGAGATCGTGCATTCTGAATTCAGCCTGCGGCTGCACGCCGCCGCTCTGCCACCACGCGTCGATGCACCGCGACGCGAAGACAATGATGCCCTCGTCTCCCTTCGCGAGCGGAAACGTCATGCCGTACCCGCCACCACGCGGGAACGACACGGGAACGTCGAGACACTGCGGTAGAGTCGCATTCGACCAGACGCCCTTGGGGTCACGCGTCTGCGCCTGTATTGCGGGTTGCACCACTGCGGTCATCTTGGCCGCGTCGAACGACTGCAAGATACCCGGCAGCGCTGTCCACAGTGTCGCCTGAAACCCCCCGAGCAGGCTACGCAGCGACGCCAGAGGATCAGCTATTCGTTCTCGTCTATCCAAGTTCTACTCCTGCGCCACGCCGTATGGAAGCACCGACTTGTCCTGCGGCGAGCTCTGGTTGACCGCAAGGCAGATCAGGCTGGACGTCCACGCCGAGCCGCGAATATCACCATGGTGCTCCACGACGAGAACGCGATAGACGCCGTCGTTGCTCGTGTTCGCCACGAAACTGATATCCGTGTACCGTGGGAATCCCTGCTTGTTGATCTGGGTCTGGTTGATATCCGAATTGTTGATCTGGACCCGCGTCCCGACCTTGATGCGCGGGTTCAGGAGGCACTCAATCTCGATCCCGTTCTCTGTCGCCTCTGGCACGCCGATCATGCCGGTCGCGCTGTTGAGAATGACTATCTCGCCATTCGCGTATCCAGTCAGAGGAATGAGAACAAGCTGCCCGTCCTGGAAAGACCACGTCGAGTCCGAAGTGCTGGCGATGGGGTTCATCTGGTCCTTGCCGAGACCAAACAGAACCTTGCCGCGCGGCAGCACGCCACCAGTTCCCGGAACCGGAGACCCGTTGCTGTCGTACTTCACGCCGTACTGCGCGAACGATTCGGCGACCGCGTTCGCACGATCCTGCTGCGTCGAGCCCGCCGCCAGAGACTTGTTCACCACGGCGAACTGAAACGCCTTGTCACCGTCGCCGGCCATGATGTCGAGAAACGAATCTTTGTTGTCGACGCGACCGCTTCGAAACTGCGAGATATCTCCGGAAAAGATCGTGCCGTAGCTCCCGCCCTCGTACCCAGCCTGGAGTCTCACGGTCTGGAATTCCTGCTTCACCTGCTTGATCGTGGACTGCGAGAGATTTATCACTCGGATCTTGCCAACGTTGGGTGTGGTCGTATCGGCCTGACTGACTTGGAAAATAATTTCGAAGTCGGACAGATCGAGCACCTTCCCCGAGCTGCTGCTGAGGAACAGACCAACCTTCCTGATGTACTGGTCGCTCATGCGTTCGTCACCTGTCCGGCCGCCTGCGCATCGGAAACCACGTAGTACAGATGGCTGATACTGCCGAGATTCGTGTATGTCGGCACCGCGCCAGCATCACCGTCTGACTGCACGATCATCTGCCCCCCGATCCCCAAGTACGCGAACTGGGCGAGAAGATCAGATCCAGTCACGAGAGGAACCCCGAGAAGAATGGGTAGATTGTTGACATTGTAGACATCCATGCTCCAAGAGTTGCTGAACTTGTTCCAGCGGACCTCGAGAGTATAGGACGCGCCACTCAGAAAGATGCCGAAGCGCTGGTTCTGAGGAAGAAGTGGAATCTCAAATGCGACACTCATAGAGGTGCGATTCCATCTGCAAGAGACTGAGCGGGGCTGTACCCGCTGCCCGAAGTGAGAGACTTCGTTCCGGCATTGCTGACCGGAGCATTGTTCTGCGGACTTTTCATGCTGGAAGCGGGGGGCACCGTGGAAGTCTGCGTTGTCGCGATGATGATCTCGCGGCACTCGACGTCGAGCATGAGAATGTTCTCGTTGTCCTTGTCGCTCTTGGTGTGGAGACGACGGATGAGCATGTTCTGGTAGATGCGCTTCCCGGTGAAGATATCGAACGGCTGGCGGGAAGCCTGGAGCTCGAGAAACTGGTCGTAGACCGAACGAATGTAGTTCGGATCTCCGAGCGAGAGAAGACTGCTGTTCGAGTATCCACACAGGATGCGGACTTGAGCGGGCAGCTTGTATGCGTGGTCGGTGATCGACGCGCCCTGCTCCACCGGAAAGTTGGTGATTTCGAGTTCGTCGATGTGGTCTTCCTCGACGGTCACGTCTGCGACAAAACCCGCGATGCTGCGCGGGATGAATAGCACTGGCGACAACAGGCCCTGAGTGACCGCCTGTAGAATGGTAAACCCGATCGGGACGAGTGCCATCAGCGCACCTGCTCTCCAGCGTAGCGAACGATATTGGCATTGACCGAATCCTGGTTCCCGGCGACCTCGCGCGCCGCCTGCTTGGGATCCGTCGACTTCACGTGGACATCGGTCTTCGAGTGGATTACGACGCCGCCGCTCTCGCCGGACCCGGCTCCAACGGACTTGTCGTACCAGCGTCTGGCGAGATCGCCGCGCTTGGCAGACTCGCCGCCGACATCGGCCGGTCGCTCGTAGAACTTGGTGACAGCCGCAGCGGCTTCCTCGGGAGATCCACTCTGACGGATCATGTTTCCAGCAGTCTTTTCGGCGCCGCGCGTCAGTTCGTACTGCACGAACTGAAGCTGTTCCTCGAGAGTGCTCTCGCGAATGTCCTTTCCGAAGAGCCTCCGGAAGTTCGCCTGACGATCTGGGTGCCACTGCGCGATGCCGTAAGCTTGTCCGCTGTCACCGACTCCCTTTGGATCGAAGCCGCTCTCCGCGTGCAGATTGGCGGCGATGCCGAGCGCCTGCTCGCGCGTCCAGCCGTTGTCCATGAAGTACTTCACGACAGAGTCGCGCTTGGAGGGAGAATCCGTGTCCCGGATCCCCAGCTTGCCGCGCATCCAGCTTCGCATGCTGTTGCCGTGCGCGTCGTCGTATTTCATGAAGCCGAGCGTACCCATCACGCCTCCCAGCCATCCGCCCCTAGCAAGGCTTGCCAATAGCCCCGTCCCGGCCGTCCCGGCTCCACCCGCTCCGGCCGCTGCCGCGCCGCCGCCCGCTGCTGCTGCGCTTGCTCCACCAGCTCCGGCGGCCGTGGCCGCTGCCTCGGCGGCCACCTGACGGAACAGGAGTCGCGCGGCCAGCGTCTTGGCGATCCACAGGGAGAGCGCGGACGTTCCCACAGTGGCGAGCGTGGTCGCCCACCCGTTGGTCGCCTTGTCGAACTCGATGAATTTCTGCGCCCAGTCGTCGAGAATCTGGACCGCCTTGGTGGCGGGACCGATGAAGTCTTGCAGGATGCGGTCCGCGATCAGCGAGAGCGTGACCTCGAGACTACGCAGTGCATTGGAAAAGCCCCTCGACTCCTCCGAAAGCTTCTTGGCGTCAACGCCGGCGGCCTTCTGGCGTTTCTCGTAGTCCTCCTGCGCCTTCTTCAGCTCGTCGTAGCGCTGGATCAGCATCAGGAGCGTGTCGCCGTCGATGCCGATCATCTGGCCGTACTGCTGAGCCAGATAGAACGGCATCTTCTTCAGCTGACCGATCACGTCCCCGAGAATCTCGACGGAGCCGCGTCCCTGCGTCTTCACGCCGAGCTGATTGAGAAGTGCCCCGATGCCGGGGTTGCTGCGCATCGCTCGCGCGAGGCCCTCGACTGCGCCGCGCGCCGAGTCCGAGGTTACGCCGACGGTGCGCGCCGCGTACTCAAATCCCTGAATGGCGCGCACCGCGGAGCCCGTGCGCTGGGACTGGTAGAACAAATCCTCGAACTGACGCGCCATCTTGGCGACGGCAGCCTCGACTGCGATGGCTGTCGCGGTGACAACTTCGCCGAGCTGAACGGCGCCGTGAGTAGCGCGTCCCAGCTTAGACTCGAACTTCGAATAACTGTTCTCGTCGACGTCGAATCCGATCGCGACGAGAAATTCCCTGAGAGTGTTATCGGCCACGCCGCGAGTCCCTTACTCTTCGCTCGTTCTCTTCACGAATGTCGATTGTCTCGTTGAGAATCGCGACGTCGCACAAATCGAGAGTCCCGTCCTTGAGACTCTCGTATCGACAGTAGCCGCGATCTACTGGTCTCATGAGCCAATCCATGTCTCCGCTCAGGAGGCTGACCCCGACCCCGTCGTCCCCTGAGCGAGCAATTCGGAGAGGAGGTCTGAGAAAAAATTTGACAGATTGGCCTGAAGCACCTTCCACGTGAGAACAAGCATGTGCGACATCTCGATGTCATCGAACATGATCACACCGGGGTTCGGCATGATCTTGGCCCACCCGCGATCCCCAGGGATGCGGCGCTCGACGACCCCGAGACACGTGTCGAAGATGTAGTTCACATCCTCGTCCTTCATGTCTCCAATGGCCCGAAGAATCGGAGAGATGACTTCGAGAATATTGTGATCCGGGGCGCTTTTCTCCCGGATCGCCTTCTCGATCTGAGCAGATCCTCCCATGCGCTGCACCGACATGAACGTCTCGCCGGCCGATCCGGCCAGACCGTGAAGACGTCGCATGACGTGAAACTGCGTGATCGCGTTCAGGCGACCGATCCGATACTTCTGGTCGAAGACGGTGACAGTAACAGTATTAGGTTGCACTTGGCGCCCCCGTTCCCAGGAGTTCCTCGACCACGCCCTGGAAGCTCCACTCCATCACGTTGCCGTCCTTGGCATATTTCACGGGAGCCTGCTTCTTGAAGGCCATCTGTGTTCCGGTAACGACGTCGCCGCGAAACGTGTCTGAGACGATGATCACGTTTTGTCCCCACAACGCAGCGCTCTGCTTCTGCGCATTGTAGAGCTGACTGAGCTGAGCATTCGCGGGCGACGTCTTGAGCAGACGGATCGTGATCGTACCAGCATCGCTCGCGCGAAGACTGTGCATGATCTGACCGTCGGCGCCGATCATCATCGCGTCCTTCTCCTCGATCATGTCGACATCGATGCCCTCCTCCGCGGAACCGGCTCCAGCACCAATGGGAAAAGAGCCCCCCGGTCCGTTGATCGTGGCATTGACATTTTCAAAGCTGTAGGTGGCCATCTATTTCTCCTTACGGATTGACGTCGATGATGACGTTCACGTCCTGGACGGCGCCCGCCAGCTTCACCGCAACCTGGATCGGAACAGATACGCGCGCCTGCCGCTGCGACTGGGACTGGGTGGAAATCGGGGGCACGTAGATATAGTACCCCTTCGACAGGGTCTGCCCGGTAACGAGCTGGCCGAACGAGGGACCAGTCCACACGCCGGGAGCCGCGAGTCCGTTGGTCACCGCCTGATCGCACACGGCGGAGATCCACGTGCCAATCTGGTGCATGCCCGCGTCGGTCTGCGGAACCTTCGGAAGACTGCGCAGCCCGTTGTAGACCGCATTCTGGATGGCGAGCTTGAGCCAGTCCACGCCGATGACCGTGTCGATGTACTGACCGGATGGAGTGATACCGGACACGATGTTGTTCGTCCCGTCGTTGTACGCGGCGTAGACATTGCCGTTCTTTGCGAAGATCGCGCCCGCCTGAGTCTGCGAGAGGTTCTCCGGCGTGATCCCTGGCTCCTGCTTGAACATCAGAGTGATTGTGGTGTTCTGGCCGTCCCAGTTCGTGGTGAGAATCTTAGACGCCAGACTACAGACAGCCGAGCCGCTGGTGGAGCTGTACTGGATCGCGGAGTGCGTGAAGAGCGCCTGCATCGCGGTGTACATGATATCGGTCGTGGAGCCCGGGACGATGCAGTTCGCATCCTGGGAAGTGTCGAAGTAGAAGTGCGCGATCGCATCCGCCTCGATGTACGCGGCCACGGACATGACGTCCGACGCCGTGTTGGACGGGATGTTGAGTCCGTACCACTGACCACCGAAGAGATTGTCGAAAAGCTGCACGCACTGAAGCGCGGACTCGGCCGCGACACCAGGAGCCAGATATGCACCAGAACTGGTGACAAGGCCGCCCATCATGCCGGAGATGTCCACGCCGGCCGTTGGAGCGGTCAGGAACGACACGGACGAGGCGGTGCCCGTGGTGGTGCTGGTGATGACGAAATCGTTCTTGTTGGCGTTGTACGCGCACGACGCGCCGCTGGCGGTCAGCGCGGCGGAGATGATGGCGGCGACGGCGTTGAGGTTCGCAGCGGCGGAGAAATTCATGCCGGTCAGATGAACGACTGCGCCACCGTCGATCGAGACCGAGAAGCCGCCGTTGGTGACAGCGTTCCATGCCGCGATCAGAGTGTTCGCCGTGGAGAGCGGCGCGCACCAGAGTTGACCATGAGTTGCAGTCTTGGCCCACGCACCGATCAGAATATTCCGCGGCGTCGGCGACTGCGCGAACCAAGCCTGTGCCGCGAGATATTCCTCGCTCGTCGTGCCGAAGTACTGACCGACTGCGGTGAGACTGGCGAAAGTCATGATCCTGGACACGGTATCAATCACGGCACTGGTTCCAAGAACCAGAAGCGTCGAGAGATTTGGCGTCGGAGAAGGCGTCGGTGTCAGGTTGACCGTGACGTTGACGACACTCGAAATCGGGAGCGTCTGCGACTGAGTCATTGTGTGCTATCCTCCTTGAGCTGAGAACGGAAAGTCGATACCGACATCCGTGTAGATCTCGCCGGTCGCGCTGGTGACGGTGAGAACCTGATAAGTTCGCGTGTACTGACAGCGAATGACCAGTGGAAGATCCACACGGTACAACCACCGATTTGACAGAGTTCGCGGAGCCGGAGTTCTTTTCCCTACGTATCCAAGGTCAAAACCCTGAGCGTACAACGGTTCACGATTCTGCTGGATCATGACGTTATCACGCAGCAGTCGAGACATGTAGTCGGCCTGCCCAGTAACACCAGTGTCGTAGAAGCTGCACAGAAGCGTCATCTGCTCGTTCTGCTGAAGCTTGAAGGTCAACCCGTCCGTGCTCTGCCAGAGCCACGGAAACGTGTCGGAGTCCTCGTCCCCGACAAAACCCAGCGCAACCCACGCGGTAGCCGCGTCCGGAATGTTCGACGGCTCGTCCTGCCAGCGCGGTCGAACGAGCGTCGGGTCGATATTGCAGAGCGGCGCGATCCAGCCCTGCAAGAAGGAGAGCAGCGTCTGCCCGCTCAGCGGGAGCTGAGCAGGAATCGGCTGGAGAGGACCGCCCGTGGCGCTGGTGTTCACCATTCTCGCGCCATGTAATTGTCGCCGGCCTGACCGGCGATCGTAATCACGCCCTGCGTGACCGGGTATCCAGTGGGCGGCCACGTTTCCCCGGGAGCGAGCTGAACGGAAGACGGACTGGTATCGGCTGGATCCCCGATGTCGTTGATGACCATCGTGTTACCAGACTGACTCTTGTTCTGCACGATCCATCCGGACCGGATAAGGCCAGTCGCGACGACATCCATGAGAGTCTGTGACGCGCCTGTATTGTTGATCGTCCCCGATCTATCGGTCGGCGTACCGGGAGTCTGGAAGCAGACCTCGAAAGGTTGCCCGTTGATGTCTGGAACCTGAATTACCACGGAAGAGCTCCCAAGATTGTAGTGTAGACACCGGACTTGTAGTCGTCCGCGCCGTAGCGCGGTGGATTTGGCATCGTGCCGTGAATTTCATAGTCGAAGGACTCGCACGTTGCCGCGACGAATCCAGTGCCAAAGTTTCCGAAGCCGTCGACAGACTTCACGAGGTAGAAACCATCGTCGAACTGCACCAGATCTGGCTGCCACTGCACGCGGTCCTGGTCTTCCTCGGAGGCGCGAAGCAGGAACCGCGTGATGACCAGAAGTGTTCTCATCTGCGACTGGTAGTCGCTGTCGCGGTTCACGCTGTTGTCGCCAGTAGGCGTGACACTGCCCACCACGTTGCGAATAACGATCGGCTGATTCTGCTCGAAGCCGTGCACATCGGTCCATGTCCTGCGGCGCACGACGTTGAAGCGCGTGAGTGCGACCACGGGGTCGAGAACGACCTCGGTCGCCACATCAATAAACGGCACGCTACACCTTCTTCTTTCTGGCCGGTTTGGACACGCGGCGAAGCACGTGGGTAATGGAGTTGAGATACTGCCCCGTATTTATCAGGGGCTTGACGAGATCGACGCCTGGAGCCTTCCCGGCCGCGCGTCGAGCAAGTTCCTTCTGCGCACCCTTGCGACCCCTGCTCCTGCCGCGGATCGTGCTGTCGGCGAGAGGCGGGGGGATGCCCTCCCGGATGACCTGCTTGATGGAGCTGACGGCCGTGGTACCCGCCGCGTGTAGAGCCTTGACCACGGAATCGGTCTTGCCCTCCATCGCGAGTCGGCCGGCCTGCTTCATGTAGTCCGAGATCTTGGACTTGGCGCGCTTGACGCCGGGCACCATGTGAGGTCTGGCTGGAACGTTCTGCTCCGGGATGCCGTTCTCCATGAGCCAGCCGATCTCGGCGTTGGTGATTTCTCCGTCGTCTCGCTCGTCGTTGTCCGCCGGAACACCGACCATGACGCGCGTACCCGCGAGGACGTCGATGGCGCTGAGGAACCCGCCCATCTTGTCGATCTGCTTCACGAGCCCGCGCTTCGCCATCAGTTGATCGATCCCAGCGGAAGATACCACGGGCCTGGATATGCTGGCCCGTTCAGTGGGATATTGTTGAATATCGGGCCGCACGCTCCGCCGCCGACTCCCACCTGGATGACACCCGCGCCGAATATCATGACGAGCTTCCAGAAGCGCTTGCCGTACTCCGTGTCGTTCCAGTGACCCGCCTTCGGATCGAGCGACGCGCCGGAGTCGTAGCTGATGCTGATGGGGCCGGTGGACTTGCTGCTCACCGCACCGCGAGCCTCGCCGGGAAGGCCGCCCCCGGCCGCCGCGACCTGCGCCGCACGCTCGAGAACCAGATGGTGGGCAACGAAGAGCTCCTGCGCCATGTCGAACATGCATGTCGGCGGATTGGTGACCGTAGCTGCCGGAGGACCGAACCGATTCTGATTGAGCAGCAGGTTCGACAGCGCGATGTAATAAGTCACGGCCGACGGCGGATAGTCCGCCGTCGACGAGAATTCGGGAAAGTCTAGACGAAACGACGAGACCGTAATCATGGTCAGTCCTCGTTCTTCCCGGCGCGCAGCGGCTTCACACCGGCATTCTTGAGATACCAGTTATCAACCAGCGATTCCGGGACTTCCTGGACACCGGCTCCAAACGCGATCTTGCACCGACGATGGTAGACCGGGTTCGCGTGGTCCGGGACGGGATCCGCCCAGATGAACATCGGGTGCGGGAACATCATGAGAACGACGTCATCGTCGGGACGCGCCTGACGTCCGGGCGTGGACTGAGTAATCGG